AAAAAAAAATAATGGATAGAATTAAATGTTCTATCCATTATTTCATTATTGATAACCAGTTTATTGGAAGAATTCCTTTTTCCTCAAGTCGTTTATTTACTTTCTTAAATACTCCACTTCCTTTAAATCCTCTATAAGCAGATAAAGGGGAGGGATGAGAAGTAATAACCTTCCTTTCATCAGGAATATTAAAAGGTTGAACTGTGTTTTCAGCATGTTTCCCTAAAAGTAAATAAATAGGCTTTATATTTTCCTCTAAAGATTTTATTACTTCATAGGTGAAAGGTTTCCACAAAAGAGAATGACTTCCTGGGGAAGCCCTTTCAACTGTTAATGCTGTATTAAATAAAAACACTCCTTGAGTTGCCCAGGACGATAATTCGCTTTCTGGGTTTAAAATAACAACATCATATTCATATTCAAGCTCATTAATAATATTTTTGAGACTCGGCTGTAATTCAGTATATCCATAGGAATTAGGGTTTGCAAATGCAAGTCCTGTAGCCATTCCTTCCGTATGATAAGGATCTTGTCCTATAATAACTACCTTTATAGAATCCATAGGATATTTAAATGCTTTAAAAGTATTATTAAAGGAAGGATATACTTTAACATTAAACCCCTTACTCCTTTCTTTTATTGTGCTTAAAATAGTTTTCATTTTAGAACTATTTAAGAAAGGAGTAAGAGCTTTGTACCATGAACTATGAAATTGTTTTTGTATCATTGATTGAAAATTCATGACTAAAAAATTCTTTTTCGGTTATGGCATCTGCTAATTCAGCATTTGAGGGAATATCCACATCAAGTTCTGCTTCTAATTTTTTTCGATAAGTAGGATCCTTATATAGAATCTTGTAAGTAGTAGTTTTATTCCAAGAGGTATTTAAGATGGGAAGATAAAAATTCTTTAATTGGTCTTTATACCAATCAGGAAATTTTGAATATTTTCCCTGCATAAATATTTCATAAATAGCAACATATTTTAAGGGGACTCTCATCTCATAAATAACATGATAATTGTCCACTTGGAAACTATCTACAAAATAATCACTTTCTTTAATAGACTTTTCAAGATTGTACATTGGCATATCCCCTGTATATCTATATACATAAAACAATGTTCCTGTAATATTTTGTTTATTAATCCCTATATAAGCATTAATAAAATTACTTTTAAATAACATTGTTTTAGCATTAGTAAAATGAATAGGCGATAAAAATTTAGCAGTATTAGTTAACCGAGTTACTAATAGAGAATACTTTCCTTTTCCTAATTTAGTTATATAATTAATATGAAAGGGAATAAACTTTCCTCTTTCTTTTATTAAAACAATTGAATTAACTTTTATTAAAGTCCCCCCTAAATCTACTTGAGTTATTTCGTCACTATATTTCATAGTGACAGCCTGCAATTCAGAAGGAGAATTTAAAGAAAGTTCTCTAAAAGATATTTTTGTTATACTTATCTTTTCTCCTCTTTCGGTAATTATTTCCATAAATATTGATTTAAATGTTCTTCAATTAAAGATAAAGATAATCCTATTGATTCTAATTCTTCTTTAGAATCAATCATTTTAAGCAATAATTGATTATTCTTAAAATCATCTAACATATCTTTTTCTTTATATAATAACTCTATTTCTGTTAAAGGGTTCTTTTGTTCAAACTCCCACGTATTTAACAGTTTTTGTGCAGTTTTCTCTCCTACCCGAGGAATCCCTTTAATATTATCACTATTATCCCCCATAAGAAGTTGTTTATAGTAGAACTGTTTAGCATCCTCTTTAGTAGTAGTAACAAAAGAAAAATGTTTATGGTGATAATTAAAATGAGTTCCTGGGGTACCATATAGTATATCTTTATCTATACTACATATAGTACCTTCAGGATAAAAATATTTCTTTAATAGAACTACTAAATCATCTGCTTCTAATTGAGGAATAATTAATGATTGATTAGAAAGGTGTTTTTTTATCTTTTTAAATAAGGGAAATTTGGGGGGTTTTCTTTGAGCTTTATATGAGCTGACAGCTTTCTTTCTAAAGGATTTTGGAGAAGACATACATAAGATAATAGCTCCCGTAGGATTTACCTCTTCTGCTATATCCTCAATAAGATTAATAACATGCCTTACTGCAAAATAGTACTCATGTTCCTTAAATCTGGTAGTTCTAAAAATGAGAGAATCTGCGTCTATTAAGAGAGGCTTCATGATAAATGAGATTGTTCAAGTTCCTTCGAGGGTAGAAAAGTTAATGGATACATTATTACTACATCAATGTCTCCAATAGTAATCCTTTCGTAAAAATGGTCATAATAATAATATATTGGAGCTGATTGTATAAGCCAAGTTATTGCTTCATTTAGTAATTTTATTTTTCTTCTCCATCTGATTTTTCTAAATTTCTCTGTTTCAGAAGAAAGTAGAAGTTTCTTAAAATTCCATACTTTGTAATAAAGCTTCAAGTATTCGGCTAAATCCTCAATATGAATATGACTACCAAAGGTTATTGTAGTAGGACGATTGTCATACTCCATAAGTTCGTCATCCTTAATTGTTGCTATTACTACTTTTTCTTTAAACTTTAATTCACTTGATTTATAAACAGGAAGCTTGATAAAATCAATAGGAATAGTGTAAGATGTGCAAAAATACTCAATAGGAAACTCTTTCTTATAAAGGTCAAAAGTATTCTTTTCGACATCTTCCTCTTTAGTATTTTTTAAGTCTTCAAAAAATTCATCTAAGGTCATACTCCATAGTTTTAAAGTTAACATTTAATTTTTCAGGAATAGTTGTAATTTCAATATCATTATCTACATTAGTAACAAAATTCGTTACTATATTAGTAATGATACCTCCTATCATCATTCCTGTATGAGAAGTAGATTTAAAAGAACATAATGGTTCTTCAAGTTCTTCTTTGGAATAGATATAATTTTCCAAATAATAAGCTCTTTGTTCTTCGTTTCTTATAGTGATTACCTCCATTATTTCTGGAGATAACCTACCGTCAACTATTAAATCATAACTTTCAGGAGTTAGAGACTCTACAATTTGTTTTCTACTCTCCATAGAATCCGTTCCTACAATAACGATAGAGACATCGTTTTCCTCTTTTATGATTTTATAGTCTTCTGAATAGTTATCCTCTATAATATTTACTTCACATAGAGGGCTTTCTTTTTTTATTCTTTTTTGCATTGCTGCTACTTTAGTTCTACTGATGTCATAAATAGAATAACATTGTCCTGCAAGATTTATATCTTCAACAATGTCTTTATCTATTAACACCATATTATGTTTCTCTCTCCCTGAAAATGCTCGGGAGAGAGCAAGACTTGTCCAGCTTCCTATAGTTCCTACTCCAATAAGAGTGATGGTTACTCTCTTTTCTTTATTTTGTAACCAAGGAGCTGTCTTTTGTCTTTCTACATATCTTCTCTTTTTTATTAATTCTCTGTCCATATTTCTAATTTGGTTAAGTTGTCCATAAATTCTTTTACTTGAGGCAAGTGTTTTAGAATAACTTCCTTATAAACTTCAAATGGAGCGTCATCATATAAGTCTTCAAATTGAATCATTCCTCTCATCAAATCTTCTTCTGTTCTTTTTAGTTTTATTTGATTTCTTTTTAAAGGTTTGATAATTTGCTTATCATAGTCAATTACTTTAGCAGCTTTTACGGGGTCTTTAGCAAAACATTCTAAGAAATGTTCTACAACTTCTAATTCTTCTGCCAAAGAAAGTTCTAATGTAGGAACTTCAATTTCATTTTCTTCCCCGAATTGCCCATAAAAATCTATAAATTCGTCAGCTAATTCAGGTTGAGACTCTAATTCTTTTAAAAACTCATTTAAGTTATTATAAATACCATAAGAATGGTCATCCAAGAACTCTTTTATATCAAGATATTCTTCAGGAGTAATAATACTGAGAGCTTCTTTCAATGTCTCTCCTTTTAAAGCTCCCTTCCTTACAGTAGAATAAGGATCATAAGAATGTCCAAAATTATTATAGAAGCAAATGTAAGCATTAGTTCTTGTCACTTTAACATCCTTTTTCCTATAGGATTTAGGTAAAAGAGTATTAAAGAAATTGAACATTTTTTGAATAAAATCATCCGAAGAAGCTAAGGTTGTACTTTTGGTAGTAGTTCCTTTAACTCGTGAGTTGGTTGGAGTAGTGGGATTATTCCAAGAATAATATCCGAAAGGTAATTTAGGGGTGCGTTTTTCTTCTAAAATATCCTCTATTTGCTTCTTTATCTCCTCTTCATTTTCATATAAAACATCACAGGTTACATAATTGATTATATTTTTTGAATTTTTCAGTGTAACCAATTTTTGATATTTCCCCCCTTTTCTAATTTTAACTACGCGGGTGCTTTCTTCTTCTGAATTAAAACATAATCTTGCAATAGGTTTTCCTCCATTTAAGTAGTTTACTATTACAGAAAGATAAATTAAATTATTTGGAGTATTATTCCGTAACTCATTTTCATCTGTTCCTGAGAAGAAAGTATCCATCCCGTGATGAGTATGAATTAATCCAGGGAGATTACCTTCGAACAACTCATTGGTAAGCTCTTCGGGATACTCTTCCATATTATCTATCTCTATCTCTGTATTTGCAGAAGTCCCTATATCCATTAGATAAAGATTAGATATTTTTATAGAGGCACCTTTAGAAACAATTTCGGATATATCTTTGGTATTAATAGAATAACTAATAATACCTGACCATTCTGTTGAACCTATATGACGGTGTAAAATATTAATCATTCGTGCTACTTTATCTGAAATAATTACAGATACTTTAGCTCCTTTAAGTTCCCTCAATTCTAATTGGGGAGTGGTGTTTGCTACTTTTTTCATATAATTTTATAAGTTAATGATCCTGCTAAACAAGATTTAATTAAGTTATCTGAAATAACAATTTCTTCTTTTTTTCCCACTGAATCGTAAGTAAGAGTTTTTAAAAAATATACTCCTGGAATTATTGTTCTATCAGAATAGTAGGTAGTATCAGACAATGTAATATATTTATCCTTGTATGAAAGTTCATTAATTCTTTTATGTAGGTAATCACGTAGTTTAGTAAAAGGAATTTTAGTAACAGTGGGATCACCTAAAAATCTATCCATTACTTTCTTTACTTCTCGTCTGACTGTACTTTTTAACTGATGAGAATTCTCAGGAGATTCATAAAGATCTATAGCTGATTTATAGGGAACTCCTGAAGAAGATTCCCATTCCAAAAACCCTCTAAAATTCATAAATTGTTCAAGACCTTTGTCTGAAAAATAAGGACCTAAACAAAACCTGGAACCCACATGAGGATGAGCATACTCTGACATTCCTTTATAAAATTTAGTAATAGCTATTCTTTTTGGGCTTATTTCTCCTTCATGAGTACATTGGAATCTTACTAATATATCCCCTAAATCATAATATAATCCCGATTCAGTTTGTAAAGTTATATTTTCATACAAGAACCATGTATTTTGATAGTCATCGATTAGAAAGTTATTCCAATTTTCTACCACATAATTTAGAAAAGTAAGTTTTAATGACTTTATTGTTTCATTTTTTTCAGCATCTTCTATACGGGTTTTAAATCGGGAATAATATTTGTCTAAAAAAACTTTTTTTTCTTCTTTTATAGGGATTTCAATGTCCTTGAGATCAAGGGAAATATCAGGAAAAATACCAAGAGAAGTTTTTAAGAAAAAGAAAATAGCATGTAATCTTTTATTAGTGGATAATGTATAATTATCCGTTTCTTTCACAATCATGTTTTCCATAGTCTAAATAAGATTAGAAAATTCAGAATATTGAGTTCTAAGGATAGATCTTGTGCTATCCCATTTAGAATTAAGTTTTATTTTAGGAATAAGTCGAACACCACTATAATAGAACTCATTTGTGGGTATATTCCTCTTTTTCAAAAGGCAAAGTCTAATATTATTTTTTATATCTGAAAAAATACTATATAACTCAGCCATTGAAACAGAAAGAAGAGGGATTTCCCCCTCTTCTGTTTCAACATCAGTTCCTGCTTCGGTTTTAGATACTGATAATACTATAGAACAATCTGTTCCATTAGGATTACCGTTTACATCCACACCTTTTGCTACAGGCAAAGGATAATCATCTCTGTTGTTTAAAGATACTTTGTCTTCTCTAAGGAATGCAGTATGATTTTGATTCATGATTCCTTTATCAATAAGTTCAGCTTTTAATTCTTCCCATGTTTTTGCTTTTGTTTCTACTTTTGTGGTTCCCCCGATTAGTGGAGAAAATACATTAATGATTCTTTTCATAATTTTTAATTGGTTTAATAATTACACCTGGATTTGTTTTATCTATTGAAAAATATTCTCCATTTATTGATAATGGTACTGGAAACATAATAGTCGTATTATCATCTTCAATCCATTCATACTTAACCATAAGATCTTGAACTGTTTGTAATGGATTAATAAAATCAAATTTATGTTTGGTGGATTTTATAAAATGAAATCCGATAAAATAAGGTTTAGTTTTGGGAAGCATTTTTTTAAAGGCTGCTTTTATTTCAGTATTACTCCATATAGGAGCAGTAATTCCCTTATATGCTTTAACAGCAGGAGCATCTATAAGAAATTTTCCTGCACATATTCGGTTATTTTTTCCTGAAGGAGTGTTTTCTGGAATAAAAATACAGTCTTTATAGCTCTCCAAAACTACTTTTAATAAAGTGTTTTGCATAAGATTTTCCTTTTAATTTAACAAGGTCACTAATATCTTTGGCTTCCTTTATAAACAATGTAGGAAGATTATACGTAGTAGAGGCGATATTGGCAAATGTTCTTCCTGCTTCATCATTGTCTAAAAGGATAATGATATTAGTGAACCTTGCTTTAAGAGCTTCATAGTGATATTTAAGAGAGTTCATAAGATTGTTTTCTGAAGGAGGAGCTACTGCATAGTATTCTCCTAACTCCCATAAAGTCATTACATCTTTATAAGATTTAGTAATGATTAAAGTTTCCCCTGATGTAGGAATGAGAGTTTCTCCTTCTAAATCTCTCAAAGATAAGTTTGTTCTCCATTTATTATTAATATCTTTTGGTTGAAGAATTTTTCTTTTATCAAAAGAAAAGAAATACTCAAATCCAAAAGATACTTTATTTGCCCCATAGGGAGTGAAATAATAATCTATTTGATGGACATTAAATCTTTTAAGAGTTTTTAGAGTAATTCCATATTGTTGGAAATACTCCAACCCTTCTTTTGTCCAAGGTATCCTATGGGTACGGAGAACTAATTTATCTTTTTGAGTGTTTTTGGAATGGACTACTGAAGATGATTTTTTCTTAGGTAGGACTTTAATATCTGAAGAAGATAAGTTAAAGTCATAACATATTTTTCTAATAGCTTCCTCAGTAGAAAGCTGGTACAATTCTTTTACAAATCCAAGAGCATTAAGTTTCTTCCCAGTACCAAAATCAGTGAAAAGTAATAAGTCATCATACCATCTTAAACAACAAGATGGAGACCTATCTTTTCTTAAAGGAGATAAAAAAGGACGAAACGGATTTTTGACATCCAGGTAATAGTCAAAAATCTGTTTCTGTCCTATAGTATTCAGAATTTCTTCTACACTATAAGTGATAGTATTTTTAGTAGAAAAATTCATTTTAATTTAGTTTACCATAAGTCATCTTCTGTTTCTGCAGAAGTTTCAAAAGGATCTTCTTCTAACCCTGCATTAGTTAAGTTAGGGTTGTCATTAGGTTGAACAGGAAATCTCTTTATATCTTTTGTTTCATCAAAAGTTAAAGTAGAAGGATTTTGATTTACAGGTTCAACAAACTTATAGTTTCTTAAAGAAGCTTTTATCCAAGAAGATTTAGAGGGGTCTGATGGAGCTATTTCCTCTCCTGAGAAAACAAATCTCCCTACTTTTCCTTTAAATACTTTATTAATTCCTTGGACAAACTCTTCAGCAGAAGAAGCGGTTTCAGTTACTTTATCTAAAGCACTTCTCATCCCTAATTTATCTGCCAAATAAGCAACTCTCCACTTGGTTCCTGTTCCTTTATCAGGCTCCCAAGCTTTTTCCGAAAGATACCATACAGTAGTTCCTTCTTTTCCTGTAGGTTTCTTTGTTTTTTCATCCATTTCTTCAAAATGAATTTCCAAGTAAGGGGTTTTCTTTTTAGAAGACTCTCCGTAAGTTATCTCTTTTATTCGAGCAACTACTATTCCTGGAGAAATGTATTTAGAATCTCCGAAATCTTTGGCTTCATAGCCTTTTGTTGAAAAGTTTGACATATTCTATACGTTTTTAGGTTATTAAATTAAATGTTCATTTGTTTTAATTGCATTTAAAACTAACTGTAAGTTATTGGGAATAAACTTTTTCTCTTCATCAGAGTACTCGTTTAATATTCCCATACTTCTTGCAGGGTAAGTAATACCATCAATAGTAGTACGTTTGATAATAAATTTATAGCGTTCTTCTTCTGGAACATCATCATCAGGAATGCAGTAAGTATAAAGAAGAATATCAAAATAGCTGTCTATTTTGAACTTTTCTGTTATCATCTTACCTCCTGGTACAAATATCTGAAATTTATTTTGATATTCGTCAAATTCACTGTGAAATTCCATAACTATTACTAAATCATCTCGTAATTTAGCAATAGTATTAAAGAACGCATTGAGCAAATCTGCTGCAAGTTCCCAAAAACGTTGAAAGGCTTCCCCTCCTGCTTTTCTTTCAATAAATTGCTTATTACTCAATACATTACTGATATAATGAGTAAAGTCAGGAATAATAAGCGTTTTAATAGTTGGATATTGTTTGGCAATCTTTTCAATATATGTTTGTACTTTTGTAATATCAGGAGTATTTAACACAAAGAAGTTTCCAGAAGGTTTTCCATCTTTAACTTCAAAAGGTTTAGCTCCTTTAATATAATGTGCCTTACGAGAAGGCATTAGTACAAACGTACTATCGGTATCTTCAATGAAGATCCGTGAATAAGATTTGCCAGTGTTAGGTTCACCAACTAATCCGATCAATCTCGCCATTGTTAATTTGTTTTTTAATTAATAATTCTTTTTCCTTCTTTTTGTTTCTATTTCCACATAAGAAGAATTTCCCTTCTTTAGCTGCTTCTTCTTGTATTTTTCGTCTTATTCTGGAAATAGACTGTATAGAAGGAATCTTCTTTTTTGCCATAAGTTCTAATGAATCCCTTAAAGAGATATTTTTATCTACTTTATTCTTAATAAATATCCAATAAAGCAGAAAATCATCATCTCTTGTTTTCGGGTAGTTCATTAAAATGGCATAAACTTGGTTATAATTACGCATCTAATACCTCATTATATTTTAAGTTATCTTTCATAACTGCAATAAAGGGTTCTCCTTCTCTCATTTTTAAGTAATGATGGAAGATTTTACCCGTAGTATCTATTTTTTGAGGTCCATAATAGCGTATTCCCAACATTCTTGGATTATGAGATACTAATACAATATCCGAAAATTGATATAAAGCATCACTTGCAAATATATCCTGTTTTTTAGGATAGTGCATTAGTGGATCCTTAATTCTCTCGGAAGATTCAATATTCCTATTAAGTTGAGAAAGAATGATAAATGTAACTTTGATAGATTTTTTTAGATTATTGAACATGCTCATTAAATCTATAAGGGTTTGTCTTTCTCCCTCCCCTAAAACTAATAAAGAGTGGTCTAAAGTAACTACTACCCCATACTCGGAATCTACTGAATTATTACCTCGAGAAAGAGCAAAAGATAATATAGACTTCCTAATTTGTTCTACAGTTCCTGGAATGTCTATATAATGAATATCATATTGAGATATTCTTTTAAGCTCTTGTCTTATACGTAGTAAATCTTCATCAGTAAGTTCCTTATCCGAAGCACTATAAATCTCCTGAGTAGTTTTTTTAACTCTATTTGAAACTTTTCTCCCTACAAGATTTCTTGCTAACATTTCAAAGTTAAACGATAATATTCCAAATTTTTGGTCTGGATTTAAATCTATAAGGGAAGTTTCTAATTGATTAATCATTGCAGTCTTTCCTGAACCAGACATACCTGCAATGGTAATAATAGTGTTCCACTCTATTCCCCCCATAGAAGCTTTATTAAATTTCTTCCAAGGAGTTTTAAGAGACTTGATTTCTCTATTTTTTCTCTGTTTTATGTATGTAAAAGTTTCCTTCGCAACATCAGAGATACTTTTATAGGGAAGTCCCTTATAGTCTTTTTGTTTATTATATGAGCTTTTCTCCATAATCACTGTGGTTTACATCATCATAATTTTCTTCTTCTAATAGGTATTCGAATTTTTCCCAATCTCTTTGATTAAGCCAAGTTTCCAAATTGTGCATAAACATCATTTGATTATGATTCTTTCTATAAGATATTTCTAATGAAAGAACCTTCATTATATGCTCATGCAACTTTAAATTATTTTTAACAATAGAGAGATACTTCTTTTTAGCTTTTTGATTAGATTTAGCATCAGGATCGAGAGCTCTTAAAGGTCTAAACCCCCCTGTTCCACTTGGAACTTTGTGAGGAAAGATAGACATAAATTCATACCAGATACTATCAGTAGTATGAAATAAATCAAATCCTTTAGGCTTTAAAATGAACTCTCCGTTCTGATTCATTATATAATCATTTTCCACTAAATAATCAATGTATTCTGTTGGAAATACTTGAAGAAAAAAGGGAGCAGTAATTTCTCCCTCTGAATCTGACACTTCCTTTAAATGTAATAAAAATAGATACATATCAGCAGTTATTTCTGAATCCTCCCATAGTTGATGAGGATTGATAGAAATTACTCTGTTCAACATATCTACTAAAATAATTCAGATTTTAATTCTTCCAAATCTTCAATTTTACTTTGAAGGTCTTTTATTTGTTCTCTGTAAAACAAAACAATTTCAGTATCTAAAGGAATTGCTCCTAAAGAATTTTCGTATTGACGAGTTGCCATTCTCAATATGTCTCTCAATTCGAATAATTGCTTTTCTACATTAGCTTGTGCATCTTCTACTGCTTGTTCAATTTTGCGTGTGTCTTTCTTTTTGTCTGAAAGACTAATTAATTCTCTGTACTTCATTTTAATAATTTGTGTTATAATAATTAATGATTCGTGACTCTTTTTCAAAATCTTCCATTAAAATATCTTCAATTTCCGAAGCAAGTAAGAAATCAGATACTGCAAAATTAGTATTATTTTCCTGATTAATTATTCTTACAGCTTCTTCTTTTGAATAAACTTTAAGAAGATTATTAAAAGAGTCCAGTAATTCAGAGGCTGTCATTTTTTAATAATTTTATAAATTCCTCGTAGGTAGCGTATTTTACTGATTTAAATTTGTTTAAGCTGGACCGTAAATGGAGTTCTTCTACTGTGTCTTTACAGTATAATCTAACCAAAATAGCCTTTTTATTATCACCTTCCTTTCTAATTATCCTTCCTAATCGTTGAATTGTGTCCTTCTCTTTAGAAGTTCCTGCAACGATTATTCCCCACTTCATCTTAGGAAGATTTGCTCCTTGATTTATAGCTTTGGTAGTTACTAATACCCTAAAATTTCCCTTCCTAAACTCTTCTAAATTAACTTCCCTCTGTTTTTTAGGAATTCCAGAGTGATATTCTACGCTATCTTTAATAACTTTAGATAACTGAGAACCTATTTCGTTTCTCATGTTGAAAATCACTCCTCTACCTTTAAGCTTTTTAGCAAGGTTTTTGGCAACTTTTTGTTTGTTCTTTGATTTGTAAAGAATTTCTACTCTTTGAGTAATCAGATTCCATTTCTTTCTTCTTTCTATTTGCGAAGTAAGTTTATCATACTCCTGTCTTTCTCCCTCTGTTAAATTTACTCCAACACAATAGATAATGAAATCTGATACGAAGGCTTTCTCTTTAGCTTCTTCAGTGTGTAATGAATAAACCACTGGAGCAATGTATTTCAGCATTTTCTTTTGTTTCTCCCCAATACTACCTGATAATCCTAATAGACCTCTATAACGATTGTTATAAAAGAATCTACCATATTTATAATCAGTCTTATCTATTGGAGGAATCATATCATGTATTTCATCAGCTATAACCAAATCCCACTTTCTATCTTTCCACTTATAGACTGTTTGAATACATTGTATTTCTACACACTTATTCCATACTTCTTCCTCTCCCCACTTAATAAATTCTTTTTTCCACTCATTATCCCTAAGATTAGTATCAGGAACAACTATAAGTATGGAAAAGTTGTAGTTATACTTTTTGGCATAATATGCTGCTGCCATCACTCCAATTCTGGTCTTGCCAAAACCTGTGGCTCCTTCAACAGTCCCAAAACATTTATGTTCTTTCCATTTCTCAAATGCTACCTTTTGTTCTTTTTCTCTTTTTGTCATAATTTTAACAATTTAATGTTTCCAATAAGGGGCTATTTCTGGTTCTACAGGAATAGGAACATACTTACAGAATAAATCTGCAGCAGTTTCCATACATTCCTTTACTTTTGCAGAAAATTCTTCTGCTAATTCTTGTGGACATTCCACAATTACTTCATCATAAACAAATCCTACTATTTTCACAATAGAGAGTAATTCTCTCTGTTTAATATACTTAAATAATTTTATTAGTGCTATTTTAGACATTTCAGCAGCACTTCCTTGAATAGGATAGTTTAATGATTTTTTTAAGAAATCTTGATACTCATAACTATTTGGATTTAGATATTTTAACTCAGGATTAAACATCTTACGACGAGTTACTGGAGACATCAAAATATATCCCTTTTTTGCTGTATAGTTCTTTATTCTTTTAAAATAAGCAGCTAATGCAGGAAAAGCTTTTAAATAAGCAGAATAAATGGCTTCTCCTTCAGTTATAGGGATTCTTAAATTTTTACTTATTGTAGCTCCAACTCCTCCATAATAAATAGCAAAACGAGCGGTTTTAGCCGCAGCTCTTAAATCAGGACGTTTACTTTTTACATCTTCCATAGCTATATCCTTCAGTTCTTCTGGAAAACATAGTTTTGCTACGTAAGAATGTCCATCTGCAAAATCCCCTAAATAAAAAGAAATTAAGTTCTTCTCCCCAGAATAATTAGCAAACAGTCTTCCCTCTTGGTCAGAATAATCCGCATTTATATAAACATTTCCTTCTTCTGCAACGAAACATTCTCTGGTTTCTTTATCACTTGGAATATTATTTAGGTTAGGGGAGCTTGAAACAGTCCTTCCAGAAGTTACCATTTGTTTGTAAGAAGTATGAATCCGTCCTGTTATTGGATGAATATGGTCTAAAAAGGCATAACCATAAGTACTTACGTCTTTTTTATACTTTCTGTATTCCAATAGAAGAGATATAAAAGGTTCTTCTTTATATTGAGAAAGAACATCATCCCCTACTGATTCTTTAGTAGGATCATCTAAACTGGTAATATCCAATTGTAACGCTTTACAAACTTTAGCAATATCTTTATTACTATCCAAGTTTATAATTAGATTATGTTCTTCTTCAAATAAAGAAAGTTGATTATCCTTCATAAAGGAATACTTATCCTCTGTGAAGATTAACTTTTTTATATCATTAATGATTCCATTAAGTTTCTCTTCTGCCTTTTTAGTTTTATTAATCCATTTATCTTTATCTACTTTCATTCCTGAAATAGAGATATAGGCAAGAGTCTTTACAAACTCATTCTCTAAATCTACTGCTCTGGATAAGTCAAAATTATAGATTCTTTCCTGTTGTTTTTCTTTAATCTTCTTGAGGTACATTACGTCAATAGCTGCATATTCTATTTGAGCTTTAGTAATAGTCCCTCTATAATTTAAAAAGGATAATCTGACTGTTTTATCCAAATCTATGTCCAAATAATATCTCACTAAATTCTTTAAAGAGAATTTTTTATGTCTATATCCCGAAAAGATTACTTGTTCAACTAAAAAGGTATCATAAATCTTTTCAGGGAAAATATTATGGACATAAAGGAATGAAAGTTCGAATAAAGCATTATGAATTAATAATAATTTATTCTCCAATATTTCTTTAAATAGAGAAATAAATTCTCCTTTAAACACATAAGCAGTGTTATCATCTGATAATTGGAAGAGTAATATCTCATTACTGTAAGGGTCTAATCCTGTGGTTTCAATATCAAATTCCAATTCAGCTTCATTAGTAAGAATTTTTCTTACTTTAAGGGCTTCTTCTTGAGTATCTATGTATTTAATTGTTTTAATGAAAGAATTCATACGCTACTTTAAAGTCCTTAAATTTAAGCTTTATTTCCTTTCTTTCCCAAAAAAATATTCTAAAATTCTCAACTATTTCTCCCTCATGAGATTTAATTACTACTCTTTTTGGCACCCATTTTTTGAAATGTATTTCTGCAATTTCTTTTGTCATCATAGACTTGAGAATGGCTTTCTTGGGAGTAATATCCTCCAAATGAAAAGTTATTAAGATATTATCTATAACTTTTATTTTTTCGTTTGTTTTCATTTTATACTAATATTTTTAGAAAGTGAAGGAAATTCTTTATTTAAAAAGTTGTAGATGCTTTCTACATGGTCTTTGGTAAGATAAAATTTAGGGAAACCAGTACTAAAAGACGGATGCTTTTTCCCTTCAATATCTCTCCAATTAGATAATTTTAACAAAGTATTGTTTACTTTTAATCCAATGTAATATAAAGGAATATTATGTTTTTCAATAATAGCCTTTAATAAGTTCTTTTCTTCTTCAGTAAGTTTATGACTGATTTTCTGCTCCTCTAATATATTTCCATTGAACTCAGCATCAGAGAAATAGAATGTAAAGTTTTTTACATATCCTTTTGGACGTATATATACTCCTTTTTCTATTTCAATAACTACTAAGGGCTTATTTACATCCCCTATTATTATAACTGTATTGTTAGGATAAAGCTCCTTAAAAAACTTATAAAGAAGACTATTTCTCTTTTTTACAAATTTTACATTCGTAAACCCTTTCGTTCTAATCATTTTCATTTTCTCTTCTATTTAAAGTTAGGTTAATAACTTGCTTAATATTCTCGTTATAAAAAGGAATAAACAGAAGATCATATCTCAGTAGTTCTTGTTTATCTGTTATTCTTTTTATATTACTTTGCATAATTTTCTTAGTATCATCAGTCACAGTTTCTCCCTCAATTTTTAAAAAAGGATTTTTCTTATTAAAAGCTTGCTCAATAGCACTTTTATTATGAACAATCCCTATATTTACACATAAATTAAACATTTGTAAGACAATTATATCTTCATTAGTTAAAGGAGAATTATATAAAGGACTGATTAATGCCTTTTTCAAGAATGTCAGAAGTTTATTAGAAGTTAAAACATTTAAAAGCCTTAAATTATTTAAGGTAAATAAAGAGGATACTAAATATTTCCCTAAATTACTATTAGGGCTATAAGAAGTATAACTTATTAGTTTCTTTATAAATAATTCGTTTCGTGTTTTATTACCAATATTTTGATTCTTTTTACAAAAATTGTAAATAAAATCAATATCTTCTTCTGATATAGTTCCATCTCCTTTTGTAATGAAGTTAAATATTCTCGTTAGATTTAAAGCATTATGTAAGAAAGTATAATCTATAAGAGTCTGCACAGACTCATCTCTTATTGACTTTTTAAGGTCATTATAATACTTTCCTTCGGGAACCAAGTAATCTATTACCAAGTCACTCTCTTCATGCTTTAAATATGATATTAATCCATTCTTCCCCATAATTTTAATCTTGTTTCGGCGTTAATATAAAAAATAATAGTATGATATACCATAAAGAAAGATTCATATTCTTCCAAGGTAACTGTTGCATCCATAATTTGGTCTAATTCGGGGAATTCATCTGTAAGCCAATTCTTCTCAAGAACAGCAAGTTCCCTTACTACTAACTTAATAAAATTAGTATCAGAAGTAGTAATTTCTTTATTTGGTATCTTATAAACTAAATAAGTAGAGGTAAAGACCATTAAGTTATCTTCGGGATTAAATTTAAATACGTATGCCCCTAAAGAAGTCATCTCTTCGTAATTAAGAGAAGATATTAGCAGTATATTTTTTGTAGGAATATCCCTATAAATTTCAGGTAAACGGTATTTTAATCCCAAATTAAGAATACCTATTCTATTAGCTGCAATATAAATTAACTGTTTTACTTCTGAATCCACATCCAATATACTCTTTGTATAATTAATATGGATAGGGGCAAAATAAGTAGGGATTGCTTTCCTACTGTTTTGGCTATAAGTGTAACCTCTTATTCCTATAATAAGAGTTACCAATAATAATAATTTTCTCATTGTTCTTTTCTTTTAATTAACATTTTTCTTAATATCAATAGGTAGGAAATAGTATCCCCTATCTTTTCATTCACCAAATCTTCTGGAAAAGATTCTTGAGTTTCAACCATATCCTTTATAGATTGAAGATGTTTGGTCATATATTCCCATAGAACTTTTTCACGTGTCTCATGAAAAGAAATTCCAATAGCTTTTTCAAAATTATTAAATTCATTTTCAATGCTATTGTATTCTTTTTGCTTTTCTTTTTTCTTTTTAAGTAGAGACTTTAAGAATTTTTTAGTATTCATCTTCCAAATATAACTCATCATTAGTAGTATTCTGAGAATCAATATGTTGCACTCTATTGACTTTAAATGTAAGAGGATTTCCTTTTTGTAGAAATATGTCAACATTTTCTCCTAAATAAATACCATCACTCGCCTCATAAATTTCTAATCCAGCATTCTCCACCAGAAAATCCAAAACATCAGATGGATCTAATGTTATTTTATGTTTTTTAAGAATTTCCTCAAATGTATACCCAAAAGCAACTGAATTTATGGAATCTCCTCCTGCATCATAAGAAAGTAGAAGAATTTTTTCTTTGTTTTTTATTACTTTCTTAAATAGAGCAATAAGTGCCTCTTTATATTGAAACTTTAAAAGATCTATGTCTATTTTGAGTCTTTTCATTTCTTCTTTAGTCGTATTAGAGTGATAGTATGATTCCCACAAGGATTTAAGTTTTGTGGAAATGTCCTCTATTGCCTCTTTTATCTCTTTATATGTCTTCATTTTAAGTAATATTAGTGGTTAGTAAATTTAAATTCTTTTTAAATTTGACTATATATTTTTTGAAAGTAGAAGTTACACAAGGTAAATTTTCCTTTTTATCTGCTCCATTATTCATCCAATTTTCCAATTTAATAGTCTTTAAATAGTCCTGAGGCGTAGGAATGAATTTAAACCTAAAGTCCTCTAAAACATGAAGCATAGCAATATCTACAGTATCTACTTCAATTCCATCAGAGTTCTTAATATTGTATCCAAATACTTTAGGAATAACATTATAAATAAACCAAGTATTATGGGTTAATGCTCTGCTTCTATTATCATTCATTGATTGTTTAGGACTATCTAATAACTCATGTATTGGCAAATAATCTTCTACTTTACCTTTCCATCTTTTTACAGAAGACAAACTATGTTTCATTGGATTAGCCATAACCTGTAACCTTTTTAATTTTTAATTTTAACTCTTTTAAAGTAATCTTTTCTTCCTCATA